GTGGCCCCCAGGTCAGATGCAGCCCCCATGTCCGAATAAACTGGTAAAGCATTGTTATCCTGCTTGCGTGGCGAGCAGGAGGACAGGGAAAGGCACAGAACTGAGAAGACTAGAAAATTCATTATAGTTCTTTAATCCACTTAAATGATTCGTCAATCTGACGAGAAAACTCTTTCCCCAACACATCATTCCAATCCTTTTCCAAAGGCTCTACCTTATTGCGGATAGTGTGATCGCCGTAAGGCCAGCCAAGTTCGTGTTCTGTGGTGTATTGTTCCACATTATCAAAGTCGTGGCTGGGGGATTCTAATCCCAAATAATTCCAAACCGCGTCCATAGTTTCATTGGGTTCTTCAGTCAAAGATTCGAAGTGAACAAAGTGTAGCTTGTCCTTATGCCTCTTTACTGCGTCCGACAACCTTTCAACAGCAATCCCCAATGGTGGTATGTTTAGCCACCCCTGCGCTCTTTTCTCTATCGTTGTCCAGTTTTGAGGATTTTCTTTTTCAATGCCAGTAAATGGGAATGGATGCTTCTGCCATTTCTTTTCAAAGGAGGAAAGGATGCCTCGCATATCACGAACTGGCACTAGCACCTTGGCGTTAGGCCAAATTGCAAAAAGCATATCTAAATGCCCAACCCAAGAACGGCACTTATCTGCCACGATAGGTCTATCTGTTAATCTATTAAAGGCATTTTCGCATCCACCCTTCACATAGTCATAGAATAAAGTCTCGCCATCTTGGGGGTTTGGTATGGTCTTAAATTCTTCGGTGCTGTGAAACTGCCTAGCTATGTAGCCAATTTCATGCAATCCGCTAGTGGCAGTTGAATGAACTTTAGGATTTTGGGCTAGTAAGTTCATCAACAAGGTTGACCCCGCTCTAGGTAGGCCAGATACAAAGTGAATGGTTTTAGACATACGAGGATTTTAAATCAAAACTAGGATTTCTACAAGTTCTTTATGACTGTGACATTGGTGTTGCCTTGGAAAGTTAATCCAGTCCCAGCCGTCCAAGAAGAATCTGTACTTCTTGCTCGGATGGTTAATGGTGTGGCAGTTACGTAAAATGCCCTACTCCCAGTAAAAGCTGATTGTGCAACATAGCAAAGAACTGTGGCTAGGCTAGTACAACCTTGGAACACATAACTCCCAATGCTGGTTACTCCACTCCCCAAAGTGGAAGTAGTTAAATTGGTGCAATTTTCAAACGCATAATCAGCAATGCTCGTCACGCTATTGGGAATGGTTATGCTGGAGAGGGAGGAACAACCAGAAAAAGCAGAAAAATCAATCCCTGTAACGCTGTTGGGGATGGTTATGCTTGACAGGGATGTGCAACTTTTAAACGCACTATCCCCAATATTTGTCACGCTTGTTCCTATAGTTGCTGTAGTTAGGCTACTGCAATTACGGAACGCACTTCCGCCAATACTTGTCACGCTGTTAGGAATTGTTATGCTTGGCAGGGAAGTGCAACCTCTAAAAGCATAAGAACCAATACTTGTTATATTTGAAGTTGGTGTGAATGTGACGTTAGTTAGAGTAGTGCAATTTCTGAACATCTCATTCGGAATTTGAGTCAAGCCTGTACCTATGGTTGCTGTGGTTATGCTGGTATATGAAAACGCAAGACTGCCAATATTCGTCACGCTGTTGGGAATAGTAATGCTGGTAATAGGACAACCTTGAAACGCTTCGTTACCAATACTTAACACGCTATTTGGAATGGTAATGCTGGTAATACTACAACTATCAAATGCTCGAAGCCCAATACTTGTTACGCTAGATGGAATTGTGACGCTAATGATATTAGAGGAACTAAACCAATTTGCTCCAATTGTAACGATGCCATTAGCCAATATAATATTTGTGGAGCAATTTAGAAACGCATCTGTGCCTATACTAGTTACTCCTGTTCCAATGGTAGTTGTGGCTAAACTTGTGCATCCATAGAATGCTCTGCTACCAATGGCAGTTACGCTGTTTGGAATGGTTATTGTGGAAAGACTAGTGCAATAATAGAAGGCTTGACTACCAATGGCAGTTACGCTGTTGTTGTTTGCAAAAATAACAGAGGCGACAGTAGCTTCGCTTGCAACCCAATCATTGGGTATATCCCCTGTAATTGTTGAGCCAACTTGAACACCAGAAGAGTTGAAGGCTTTCGAGGTGGTGATGGGCGCTTCGCCAATTTTGAGTATATTTTGCACCCCCAACCCCAATGAAAGTCTTGGCATATAATTAAAATGCAATCATCCGCCAGGGAATAGAACCTTGAGCGGTATGACTGCTGATATAATTAACCAGCTATGTACCCAATCACTCGGCCAGTTCCAGCCGTATAGCTGTTAAACTCGCCGTAAATGATATTGCCAGAACCAATCGTAATGCCTGTAAGAGTACCATCAAATTTACCGCTAATCGCGCTAAATGTAGTATTTTCAAGCATCTGGATCGCCCAATAGCCTGGTGTAGCTGTTCCTTGCGTCCCTACGGAAAATCCGTATTGAGCCTGGAATTTATCTAATGCGCGTGACATTAGGTGTGCAGGGCAATTCTGTAAGAAGTGCCGTTAAGGGTCACGTTCAAGGAAGCAGGAGCGGTTGCAACAGTATTAACTGTGCCACCGCTGGAGCTTGCCGTAAACTCGATCACGTTCTCAAAAGGTGAGCTTATGATTCTGATCGTCTTGTTCCTTGCTTTAAGCGGACTGCGATATAACTCATTTGACATATTGTTAATCTCCTTTGCGACTCCAGGCACGTTTCACTTGATCCGCGCTGAACTCGCTTTTGAATCTACTGCCAAGTTTTTGTTCCTGGCGGTAGTACCCCTTCATAATATTTGTTTTATTAGACCCAAGTGGGTTGTCGAGGGGATCGCCAACACCAACAAGAGCCAAACGTTGTGGGACAGTAAACCGCTTCAGATACTTAGGGACTGAGTCCCTTTCAGCTACTGATTTTTCCAGTTCAACGACTGAACCATTTCTGGTATCGGTGTACTGGTAAACAGGCATTAGCTGTAGTTCTCCTCGTCGGCATTCTTCGCCAGCTCACGCATTTTGTCCTCCTCAGACATGTCGTTCTCTTCGTTATTCTCGGACTCGCCTTCAATCATGGCCTCATTGACCTTGATGTGAGCTACTCCGTTCTTAACCATTTGAACAACACCGCTGAGTTCAACTTCATCACCTTCAGAAGGAGGAACGTTGTCTCCGCCATCATTAACTTCAAGCATCGACAATGGCAGCATGACCATGCCTTTAGACATTTTCATTCCGCCACCTTTATTCATTCCTTCTTTCATTTGATCTCCGTTGGAAGAGGCTGGGGAGGTTTTACCCTCCCCAGCTTTCCGAGGACCCATAGCGATTACTAGGGTTCCCATTTAATTGTTTAGCTGTAGTTCGACTTCGCGAAGATCGCGCGGAAGAACGTAGTATCCAATTGTTTGGCAGCATAGAACGTCTTAAAGGACGCCACTACGCGTTGGCCGTAAGGATCGGATTTATCAGCAGCGTCAAGGATCGTGACCTTCGGTGCGAAGGGCGAGCCAGAGGCAACAACTGAGTTCAGGCTGGGAACTCCAAAGGAGTTTCCGCCCAAGAGCAAGTTGCCGTAGACAGCAGCAGATGCCGTAGCAGCGTTAGCCACACCAGCAGCAGCAGTTGCAAAGGTCTGAACGTTGGTGCTGGAAACGACTTTGCAGCCGAACAGCGAACCGATTTCACCTTTGAAGATGGCTTCAGGGTTCGAGTAGCTCGAAACCTTCAACCAATCGTCATCCTGCTGGAGGTCACGAATGACCGCAGGGTGAGCGACAAGGACGTAAGAATCCTTGATCTTGGGCGCACGGCTGATGAACAATGCAGTCGCGCCGTCGAGTAGATCGGTGGCGGTGATTGCGCTGTTAGCAACAGAGCTGGTCGCGAAGGTCGTGCCGTTTGTGCCACTTTGGGCATAACGAGCATACGACTTCGTGGCAACGTTTGTGCCAGTCGAGGTGGAAGAGTCTTGGATCAGCGCGCGGTGACACAGAGTGTCAGCGTGCAGAGCAGCGTCTTCACCCAATTGTTTGGTTGCCTGGGCGAGGTGGTTGAACAATTCCGTCGCG